GCTGGAAGCCATCCCGACCAAGTATGCGGACACCATGGCCCAGCTGACCGACCCGGCGGATGCAAGCGACATCCTACGCAAGGCCATCCAAGAGGCACTGGTGGAACTGTCTGATCCCGATATTGCCCTGCAAGCACCCGAGGGGGAGGCTGCCGAAGATGAGCAGGAAGAATAAATGCCGGGGCTGTGTATGGGGCACCCGGCTGAACGAGATCACGGCGTTCTGCCCGTTCCGGCAGTGCGTCAAAAAGGGAGGCAGCGGCAATGGCGATGATCCACATGGAACCGCAGACGCTGCAGCTGTTCGAGCGGGTCCTGGGAACGCTGAAACCGCCCCCGAACCTGACACTGAGCCAGTGGGCGGATAAATACCGCCGCCTGTCCGCCGAAGCGTCTTCGGCAAAAGGCCAGTGGAACACCGACAACGCCCCCTTTCAGAGGGAAATCATGGACGCAATCGGCGATGTCCATATCCGCAAGGTGGTGGCGATGATGTGCGCCCAGGCCGGGAAAACGGAGGGACTGATCCTCAACACCGTCGGCTTCTACATGAGTTACTACCCGGCTCCCATTATGATCGTGCAGCCAACCGTGAACCTGGGCGAGAGCTTTTCAAAAGACCGTCTGGCAACCATGATCCGGGATACGCCGATTCTCCGGGGGCTGGTGGACAACAAAAGCCGCTACTCCGGCAACACTATCACCAAGAAAAATTTCCCCGGCGGACAGCTGACGATTATCGGCGCAAACTCGCCGACCGATCTCCGTGGCCGCCCCATCAAGGTGCTGCTGGCGGACGAGGTAGATGCCTACAAAGCCAGTGCTGGCAAAGAGGGCGACCCGATCATGCTGGCCGAGGAACGCCAGACCACCTACTGGGATCACAAAACGGTGCTGGTTTCCACCCCGACCACCAAAGCCAGCAGCCGTATCCTGGACGAGTTCAACGCTTCCACACAAGAGGAATGGAACATCCCTTGCCCAAACTGCGGCAAGTACCAGCCTTTTGTGTGGGATGGGATGGTGTTCGACAAGGAGAAGTGGCCGGAGGGCGGCGTACAATACCGCTGCGCTGAATGTGGGTGCCTGGATAATGAGTTCAGGTGGAAGAAAAACAGCATCCACGGCAAGTGGGTGGCGGCACACCCTGAACGGAAAGTCCGGGGCTTCCACATGAACAAAATGGGGTCAACGCTCTGCGGCTGGAATGAGATCGTCGAGAAATTCATTGCGGCCGATCTGGACGCTTCCCGGGGCGACTACGAGAAGATGCAGGTCTTCGTGAACACGAACCTGGGCTTGCCGTGGGAGGAACCGGGCGAAACGGTAGAAACCACCGCCCTGATCGACCGCCGCGAGTTCTACGAGGCCGAGGTGCCCGACGGCGTTCTCTACCTGACCTGCGGCATTGACACCCAAGATAACCGTTTCGAGGCGGAAGTTGTGGGCTGGGGCGTCGGCAAGGAAAGCTGGGGCATTCGTTACCAGCGCATTTACGGCGACCTGAAACGGGGCCAGGTATGGGCTGACCTTGACGCTTTTCTTTCCACCACATGGAAGAAGCGGGATGGCACAGAGCTTTCCATCCGTGCGGCCTGCATGGACAGCGGCGGACATTTCCCGGATCAGGTCATTCGATTCTGCAAAGAGCGGGAAGACCGCCACATTTGGGCAATCAAAGGCCGCGGCGGTATGGATGTGCCCTACATCCGAAACCCGACCAAGAACAACCGCGTCGGCGGTGAGCTTTTCGTGTTGGGTGTTGACACCGGCAAAAATGCGGTGCTTGCCCGGTTGAAAGTGCTTATCAAGGGTCCGAACTACTGCCACTTCCCGGCGGCAGAGGATGCAGGCTATGACGAGGCTTATTTCAAGATGCTGACCGCAGAGCATAAAGTGACCCGCTGGAAAGGCGGGCGCAAGGTGGAACGGTGGGAGCTGAAAGACCCGGCGCAGAAGCGCAATGAGGCTTTTGACATCAGAAACTATGCCACCGCCGCGCTGGAAATCAGCAATCCCCCCGGCCTGGAAATCCCGGGCGAGGATGCACCACGCCCGGCAAAGCCGCAGCACCAGTACCGCAGAAGAAGATCGGGAGGAATTTAACCGATGTCGATCATATCAAAAGAAATCGCAAAGCAGCATTTGGAGATGTGGCTCAAGGCGGAGGAAGCAGTTTCTACCGGCCAGAGCTACCAGATCGAGCAGATGCAGCTTACCCGCGCCAGCCTGAAACAAATCAGGGAAAGCATTTCCTTTTGGGAGGGCAAGGTGGCAGAAGCCGAGCGGGAGGAACAGGGGCGGGGCAGAAACCGTATCTACCATTTCGCCCCGCATGATGTGTAAGGACGGTGGGAACCATGGTAAATATTCTGGATAAGGCAATCGCGGCGTTTTCCCCCATTGCGGGCTATCGACGCGCCACGGCCAGAGCAGCCCTGTCCATCCTGAACAACGGCACGGGCTATGGAAACTATGGCGCATCCCATACGTCCAGAGCCATGCGCAGCTGGCACGTCGGCGGCGGATCGTCAAAAGAGGACATTGAGGACAACCTTGATACCCTGCGCAAGCGGAGCCGGGATGCTTACATGGGTATCCCTCTGGCGGCTGGCGCATTGAAGACTTTGCGCACCAACGTAGTGGGGTCTGGTCTTGTGCCAACGCCGCAGGTCGATGCAGATTATCTGCATCTGACCGAAGAACAGGCAGACCAGCTGCAAGCGCAGATCACCCGGGAATTTAATCTCTGGGCAGACAGCACGGCTTGCGATGCAAGCGGCATGGACAATTTCTGGAGGATGCAGACATTGGCGTTCACCAGTTTTCTGATGAACGGTGACGCTTTTGCCGCAGTCCAGTACAGAGAACGCCCGAACTGGCCGTATGCTTTGCAGCTGCGCTTGATCGAAGCGGACCAGGTGTGCAGCCCTGGGCGTTCGGACCGACTGGCACCCTGCAAGGTGGGTGGCGAAGATGTGTTCCAGATCGTACAGGGCGTGGAAACAAATGAGGCCGGAGAAATAATCGCTTACTGGGTCGCCAATCGGCACCCGCTGGAATATGACAACCCGGTGCCGCTGGCATGGAACCGAGTAGAAGCCCACGACCCGGCAACTGGCGCACCGAACATCCTGTGCATCACGCAGCGGCGGGGCGTTCCGATCCTTGCCCCGGTATTGCCCACTCTGAAACAGATGGGGCGGTACACGGAAGCGGAACTGGCGGCGGCCATTGTTTCGTCGTCTGCAACGCTGTTCATCCAGCGAGATGCAGAAACGAACCAGGCACCGTTTGGCGAAGAACCGCAGGATAAAGCTGCTGATCCGAATACCCCTCCCGATGAACTGGCAATCAACCTTGGCCCGGCGGCGGTGTTTGATCTCGCCCCGGGCGAAAAGGCGAACCTGATCGACCCGAAGCACCCGACCACGACATACGACGGCTTTATGTCGGCAATGTCGAATCAAGTTGCAACGGGAATCGAAGTGCCAAGTGAAGTGCTGTACAAGAAATTCAGCTCCAACTATTCTGCATCCAGAGGCTCCCTCAATGAATTTTGGAGGACGTGCGGGGTGATGCGGGATAGCTTTGCAGACGATTTCTGCCAACCAACTTACGAGAAGTGGTTTGCCGAGGCGGTAGCCCGTGGGCGTATCAATGCCCCGGGCTTTTTTGATGACCCGGCCATTGCAAAAGCCTATACGGGCTGCATCTGGAACGGACCTGCTCGGACGAACCTTGACGCCAAGAAGGAAATCGAGGCGGCGATCCTGCGCATGGACAAGGGAATCAGCACTGCCGAGCAGGAAACTGCGCAGATGACCGGCGGAAGCTGGCGGGCAAATATGCGCCAGCGCAAGTCCGAAATGGAGAAAATAAAGGAGGTAGGGTGCGATGGGCAAACCCAGTTCCAAGACGACCCCGAAGACGACAAATAACAAGTTCTGGAAGTTCTGCAATCTGGCTGACAGCCAGAAAGCGGAGCTTTTTCTTTACGGCGATATTTCTGAAACGAGCTGGTGGGGTGATGAAGTTACCCCGAAACAGTTTGCGGACGATCTCGCCGCTCTGGGCGATGTGACCGAAATCACCGTGTACATCAACTCCGGCGGAGGTGATGTTTTTGCAGCTCAGGCCATTGGCAATCAGTTGGCCCGCAATGCTGCCACTGTGACCGCCCACATCGACGGCCTGTGCGCCAGTGCCGCCACCATCGTTGCCTGCCACGCCGACAAGGTGGTGGCAGCAGCGGACAGCACCTACATGGTCCACCCGGTCAGCATGGGGCTGTGCGGGTATCTGACGGCGGACGAGATGCGGAACTACCTGAAAGCTCTGGATGCTACCAGGGAGAGCATTGTATCTCTGTATGCCAAAAAGACCGGCCATGATGCGGATGAGTGCGCAAAGTGGATGGATGAAACAAACTGGTGGACGGCAGACGAAGCCAAGGAAAACGGCTTTGTGGACGAGGTGGACGACGCTGAGGAAGACGCTGTGGTGGAGAACCGCAACGGCATCCTGTTCGTCAACAGCGTCGGCACCCACCTGCCTTTCAACGAGGCACCCGAATTTGTCAGAAACCGGGCAAAGGCTAAACCGCCCGCCGTCCGGCCTGAAAATAACCACCCGGCGGAACCGCCGGAACACAACGACCATGGGGAGGTAAAAGACATGGAAATCAAGACCAAGGATGATCTCCGCAAGGCGTACCCTGATATGGTGGCGCAGATCGAGAATGACGCCGCCGTTGCAGAGCGCACCCGCATTCAAGAAATCGAGGCCATCACGATCCCGGGCACCGAGGATCAGGCGGAGGAAGCCAAGTTCACCAAGCCGGTGGATTCTGCATCCTATGCCAAGACCGTCATCGCCAACATGAAGGCCAAGCAGCAGACGCAGAGCAAGACCTACCTGGCACAGGCGCAGGCCGCAGCACAGAACTCTGGCGCAAACGCCATCGGCAACCCGCCGCCCGCAGATGTTGAGCCGGAGAACGCAAAGGGCAACGCCCTGCTGGATGCCATCCACAAGGTGAACGGCGTGAAGTAAGGAGGACAAGGCTATGAGCATGGATCTGGAAAAGAAGACGTTCAGCACTGCGCCGGAGTATTTCCTTGCCGGCGCGACCATTGGCATTGCCAAGGCCACCAAAAAGGCAAGCGCAGCAGTTGCAGCACACGCCCCGGTTCTGCTGGACAGTGACGAGGTGAAGCCCATCGAAAAGGTGGACGGCAGCAATCCTCTGTCCGTTACCGGGCTGTACGGCATTACCGCAGACAGTGCCGAAGCGGGTGAGGAAGTTCCTGTTTATCTGACGGGTGAGTTCTTCGCCGATGCGCTGGTGCTGCCCGAGGGCGTGAAAGCAGCGGACATCGAAGTTGCCCTGCGCAACCTGGGCATTTTCCTGAAGTGATAGGAGGATAAAAAGCTATGGCTAACGAAGTAAGCATTTACGATCCCCGGTATCTGGCAGAGGTCGTGCGCACCACTCCCCCGGTGCATACCTTCTTCCTTGATACCTATTTCAGCAACATCAAGACCTTCCCGACCAAGGGTGTGGACATCGACATCGTGAAGGGTGACCGCCAGATGGCATCTTTCGTGCATCCGCTGGTGGGCGGTCAGGTACTCCGCGATCAGGGCTACAAGACCGAGAGCTTTACCCCGCCCCTCATCAACCCGCTGACGATCACCACCGCCAATGATGCTCTGGAGCGCGCACCCGGCGAAGACCTGTACTCCGGCAAGACCCCGGAGGAACGCGCCGCACAGCAGCTGATCGAGGACTATAAGCGTCTGGACGATGCTGCTACCCGCCGCGAGGAGTGGATGGCCGTCAAGACCATCATGGACGGCCAGATTCCCATTATCGGCAACGGCGTGAGTAAGGTCATCGACTTCGGCTTCACCAACAAGGTAAAGCTGGAAGGAACCAAGCAGTGGGGCAAGTCTGCCGCAAAGCCGCTGGACGATCTGGAAGACTGGGTGGATCAGGTGCTGACGAATGGCTTTGCCAATGTGGATCACGCCGTCATGGGCAAGACTGCCCTGCGGAACTTCCTGGCAGATGCCGAGGCGCAGAAGATGCTGGACAACCGTCGCATCGAACTGGGTAAGATTGACCCCAAGGACCTGCCCAACGGTGTGCGTTACATCGGTCACCTGAACAAGCCCAACCTGGACATCTACAGCTACGGCGAAGTCTATCTGGACAACTGGACTGATCCGGCCAACCCCGTCACCAAGCGGCTGGTGGACGACAACAAGGTCGCTCTGCTGCCGTCTAATCCGGG